TCCAGATCACCGGCGGCGGCGGCGAACAGCGGTTTTATTGGGTGCCGTTCAACTGGGACCGGGTCACCGTCTGCAAGTGGCCGCACATCCGGGTGGACATGCGGATCGACGGCGGTTTCGTGGTCCTCGCCCCCAGCAGACACACCTCCGGCCAGAACTACGCATGGATGGACGGGATGGCCCCCTACGAGATCGACATCGCCATCGCGCCGAAGTGGCTGCTGGATGTGTGGGAAGACCTCGCCAACAAATATGGCGGCAGAGCCTCAGGGCCGCCCACAGACGGCCAAGTCAGCACTTTACGCACAGACACACCCGAAACCGCCAAAACCCTCTCAGGCAAGCTCCGTGACGGACGGGAGGGCTACATGACCTCGCTGGTCTGGCGGGCGGTGGTGGATCTCTATCTGGACAGCCCGATCAAGGGCTCGGAAGACGTCATGCCGGACGAGCGGGAGGCGGCCTACGAGCGATACTCGGCCAACGTGGTCCCGCGCATCGGCACCGTCCGGGATGATCATGACGCCATGCTGGAGCAGGAGGGCCGAGGCCGGTCCCTGTTCGCCCACAAGTGGGCCGTCGCCATGTCCCAGTGGGACACCAAGGTGAAGGAGGCGGCGGGGCTCCGGGAAGCCCACCCAGAGCCCTTTCAGGTCGAGACGCAGGATCCCACCACCGGCGAGGTCATGACCCCTGAGCAGGCCGCTACGCTGCCTCCAGACGGTCCCCCGCCCATCACCAACGTGTTCGACCCGTGGGACAGGCTGCCAGTGCCTGATTTCCCCCTCCACACGCTCCCCCCGAAGGTCAGGGCCTACGTCAAGAAGGCGAGCCTCTCCACCGGCGGGGACATCAATGGGTGCGCCATGACGGCGCTCCTGACAGCCGGGGCGGCCATTGATCAGTCGTTCCGCCTCAAGATGCGCAAGGGCGGCACATGGGAGGCTCCCCCGCTGTTCTGGCTGATGCTCTATGGGCAGCCCTCCACCAAGAAGACGCCGATCATCAAGTCGTTCCTGTGGGCGCTGGACAAGGTCGAGGCCACGGCGCGCATCGCCTACAATGCGGCGGTGGCGGCTTGGAAGGCCAACGGCGGCAAGAAGGGGGACGATGATCAACCCTGTCTCCCGGTCAGATACATCACCTCGGACGCCACCACGGAAAAGGTCGGCGACATCCTGACCCGGCAGGACCGTGGGCTTCTCCTGCACAAGGACGAACTCAGCGGTTGGCTGTTTTCTCTGGACGGGGCAAAGCCCGGGCAGGAGGCGGGCAAGTCATTCTGGGCCAAGGCCTTCAACGGGGGGCATCACGCTGTTGACCGGGTGATCCGGGGCGAGATGTTCGTGTCCAACCTCGCGGTGCTGGTCATCGGCGGCATGCAGCCGGAGGAGATGGCCAAGGCGCCTGACCTCACGTCCAACGGGCTTCTCCAGAGGTTCCTGATCGTGCTGCTCAGGCCAGCGGTCAAGGGGCAGGATGTGGACGACAAACAGGAGGCGGATGACTGGTTCACCCTCATCTCCAACCTGTCGTCCCTCAAGTCCCACCGCATGATCCCGTCCCCCGGCGCCGCAGCGGTCTTCAACCGGTTTCAGGACACCTGCGCGGCCATGGAGAGCATCACGGCTCTGGGGGCCAAGCTGACCACCCATATCGGAAAGCTGCCGGGCATCCACGGGTCCATCGCCCTGATCCTGCACCTCATGGACGGACTATGGGATGAGCCGGTCTCAGAGAGCGCAGCAGCCCGTGCGGAGGAGATCCTGAGGGACTTCTGCATTCCGCATGCGATGGCCTTCTACGGGGCTCACGGGGACGCTGGAGACATGGAGCAGATCCGGTCCACGGCCTCGTTCCTGATCACGTCCGACAAGGAGCGGTTCACGCCTCATGACTTTGCGGCCAACAGCCGGTCGATGCGGGGCATCGGGATGTGGGAGCTGGCCAAGCGCCTGTCGGTGTTCGTGGTCAACGGATGGCTGGAGGAGGAGCGGGACAAGCATGGGGCGGCCATCAAGGCGTGGCTGATGCGGCCCGGGATCCGTGAGGCGCTGGCCAGTCGCAGGGCTGAGCAGCAGGTCCAGAGGGGAAAGGTGGCCAGTCTGTTGGCTGAACAGCGGGCAAAGGCGGCTGGGGCTGCTGGTGCTGCTGGGGCGTCGAAGGGCGCTGAGCGGGATGAGTAAGGCTGAAAACGTGGCAAGTGTGGTATGCGTGTGTGAGGTAATAATATTTTCTCTCTCTCTTACTGTTTTTGCGCAGATGTGTTCGCGCGCGCGTATACCACACTTGCCACGGTCTGGTTTTGATGGCGGAGCGGTCCATTTGGAGATGATGGCCGAACACGAAAAAGGCGGAGCCTGCGCCCCGCCTCGGTCGGTGGTCCAATGGGATGGTGGTCGGTCAGGAGGCCTTGCGGCGCTCCAGCTCTTGGCTGGCGGCGACCAGCACGTTCAGCGGGGTCAGCTTGCCCGCGAGGTAGAAGAAGCACCGGGGGAAGATGGTGCCGAACTGGTTCTGGACGTAGTGCCAGTTCACGGACACCGGAAGGCCGCCGAAGATCTCGCCCAGTTCGAGGGCCCGGCCATACTGGGCCTTGCGCAAGGCGAGGATGTCCTCGATCTGAGCCCGGACGGCGACCACGGCCTCGTTGTCCTTGCGCTCGACGGGGTTGATCGGAGCGGCCTTGATGTCGGCCCGCAGGGCGATCAGGTCACGGATGAAAGCCGCGTGCCCCTCAAAGCCCGCCTGAGCCGCGAAGATGGTCAGGTGGCGCTCCCGCACCTGATGGAGATCGAAGGGGGTCTCACGGGCCGCGAAATAGGCTCCACGGACGTCCCACTCGGCGCTGGTCAGGGCGGAGCCCTTGTGTTGGCCGGGAGCCCCATCGCGGATGCTGTCGGCGAAGGCGTCACGGATGGCCTCGTAGGCGCGGTTCAGCTCGGTCAGGGCGTCCTTCTGGGCGGACTTGGTCACGAACCCGGCTTCGAAGGCGGCGTAGGCCCGCTCGATGCGCGCGGGGACCTTGGCGAGGCGGTCGGCGGTGATCTGGGACTGGGTGGCGCGATAGTTGGTCATGATGGTCTCCAAGGGGGCAGGTGTGGGCCAGCGGCTTTCCGACCGCAGGTGAGAAGGTATAGAGGGCGTGACGCCCTGTCAATGGAATATCTTCAGGGCCTCTTCACTGTCACGCAAGGCGCACTTGGCCCAGTTGATGTCGCGGCCCTCATGCAGGCGGGAGATCTGGATGTTGATCTTCTCGATGCGCTCCTCCAGTTGGCCACGGGTGAGGTGGGACAGGTATCCCAGCTGCTCGGCCCGGGACTTGGGGAAGGATGGGGCGGATGGGGTGAAGCGGGTGCGGCGAGCCATTGGGATCTCCTAGGCGATGGCGGCGAGGATCAGGGCCTCGCGCTGGGGGGACGAGAAAACGCGGAAGCTGCGACCGGCGCCCTGATGGGTCTTGACCGTCGTGGTCAGGTGCAGACCAACCGGGGAAGTGAACCAGTCGAACCGACGACCGTCGGAGAAGGTGGCGACCCCAGCGTGGGGGCGTCCGTTGCCGCCGTAGCGGGAGCTGATCTTCAGGTCGGTCAGGGTCATGATGGTCTCCGTGGGCTGCGGCTTTCCGACCGCAGATGGAGAATACATAGGGTGTGACGCCCTGTCAATGCAGTTTGTTGGATAGTCCACAAAGTGGACCATATGGGTCAAAATGAGAACGCAAGCGGAACAGATGGTGTGTTCCGTTAACCAATTGAATTACTGACAAGATTGTCAATAGGATCATGGGAGATGGTTGGATGGGTATAAAGCCGGTTCGGAAGGATGATCGACCCAGTGTGGAGCCGCGTCCGAAGGCGTCGGCTGACTGGCTGCAGAGCAACGCCACGTATCTGGCGGGTCAGTCGTGGGTGGATGAGATGGATGTGGTGTCACGCGACATGGAGCGGTATTGGGGCGTGGGTCGGCTACGCACCCTTGTCACGCCTGAGCTGCGCGAGAAATTCGACCGGCAGCGGTTCAAGGTGAACAACGCCATCTGGTGCGGCGATCTGGAGGAGGTGAAGACCGAGACCAAGCGGATGGTCGCGGCATGGCGTGCGCTGGACCGTGCGGCCAAGGAGGCCGGTCATCGCCGCCTGAGCCCTGAGACATGGGAGATCGGCCTCAAGGACGGCTCTGTGCTGGTCCTGTGCCGGTCTGACGATGACGCCCGTGCTGTGCGCCCTGACGGCCGCCAGACGGTCGTGTGGACGCTGGACGAGGTCCGCAACATGATCGACAGCGAGGCGTGGCTGAATGCGGCCAAGCGGGAGTTCCCGGGCGCCGTGGTGCAGGCCAGCAAGACCCAGATTGCGGATCCGCTGGCCTGCCTGATCACTGGGAGTGCGCTGGACGACCCGATCCCCTTCTAGGGGATCGCTGGTTGCATAGATAATTCCACACAACCAATGTGCGATTACCGATAACGCACCTTAGGCGCGTTTGGTGGTCATAGACTGCGTCTATGCGGGCGGCGGGTCGGCCACCTGATCGAGCAGCCACGAGGGCGTGATCAGGCCTTGGTCGTAAGCCCTGAGGATCAGGGCGGCGTATTGGGGGATGAGGTAACGCCCCAGCCCCCATGAGCGTGCGTGCCGCTCGCCGACGCCGCATATCCATGCGACATCGGCCCGGCGCAGCTTGTTGCGGTCCAGCAGGTCTCGATACTCTACAACGTCCATGTCATCTCCATGCGAGGCAAAGGCAGACCGCAGTGATGGCCAGCGCCACCGCCACGGCTTCGGTCGTCAGCCGCCAGATGCGCGCCCAGTCTATGGTGTGCCCATACTCCGCGACCTCGTCGCCGATGATGGGCATGTGGCCATTGGATCGTGGGCCGTTCAGCAGGTGCTGGTGTCTTGGGTCGATAGTCATCATGCATCTCCATGCGTTGGGATGCCCAGCGTAGGGCGTAACAGCCGCCCGGTCAATCCCCTCCGTCTCCGCCATGGGCAAGCACTCAGCGCACTACTGCGCCTGTGCTTGCTCTATACTTACATGCTCGCATGTATACATGACTATGCTTGGGTATACTTGCCGTCTACTTGGGTCGGCGAACGAATACTTGACGGGGTCAACGCGCTGTGCATTCGACCCCCGGCACCCCCCCCTATTGGAACGCTGGGTCCCATATAGGGTTACCGCGCGCACCAACGTCATACCCACCAAAAACGCCAAAACGCCAAATCCACCAAAACAGCCATGTGATAAAAAGGACACACCCCACAGGACCCCCCGCCCCATCCCGGAAAAAAGAGGGGGGGGGTATAGCCGGAAAAAAAATCGACAGGGTATTGGAAAAAACAGCCTGTTATGTCACGATGTGCAAATTGAAGATGTCACCCCAACATGGAGATGAAGATGACTGACAAGCCGAGCGAGAGCGCCGACGTCCTGAACCAAGCCGCCCAAGGCCGCCTGCGGACGATCATCGAGCGCATCGAGCGCCTGAATGCGGATGCCGAGGCCGTGGCCAATGACATCAAGGAGGTCTATGCCGAGGCCAAGGGCGAGGGCTTTGACACCAAGATCCTGCGGCAGGTGATCAAGCTGCGCAAGATGGACAAGGCCGCCCGGGACGAGATGGAGGCCCTGATCGACCTCTACCTGTCGGCCATCGGGAGCCTCTGATGCACATCAAGGGCAATGATGAGCGGCTGCTCGACCTGATGGCGGCCGTTGAGGAGTGTCAGCGGTTCATGGACAAGGCGCAGGGCGCCATCGAGGAGTATGAGCGCAGGATTGGCCATTCCGAGGCTATGCACATTTGGGCCAACACCGGGCGTGATTATTCCAACGTGCCGACCTGCGAGACCAACACCCGCCTGATCTCGGCCGCCAAGCGCGCGTCTCTGGATCTGTCGCAGGCTCTGGTGGAGGTGCGGCGGCGATGAGCAAGCATGCGATGTGGAAAGGGAATGAAATCCACCCCGGCGACAAACTGCTGGTCGAGGTGGAGTTTGTGAAGCGGGACGTTCATAATGGCGGGGCTGATGACAGGGACCTGACTGTTTTTGTCAGTGTTCCTGATGGGTGCGCGGGGTTCTCGACCTTCCCGATGGACACGGGAAGGATCCGCAAGCTGCTGCCTCTTGAGATCTCGGTCGGCTGCGATGTGGTGTTTTCTGATTTGAACAGCAACGCGCGCTACAAGGTGGTGCATCTTCATGAGGACTGGGTGATGGTCAAGGGCAGCACCAACAGCAGGCCGATAGTCACGCACCGGAGCAACCTGATCCCTGTGAGGTTCAAGTCGTGAGCGAGCCTGACGAAATCAATGAGCGGCTGGCCAAGACCCTCCGCATGGCGGCCATGTCCGACCGGGCTCTGGTGCAAGGCTTGCTTGGCGCCGTGGCCAAATATATCACCGACGAGGAGGTCCAGCAGGTTATGGACGCCTTCGGGGAGGTGGTGAAGCGCAGTTGGTATCGCCACCGCGCGACATCGACCCTGCAGATCGAAGGGAGCGAAGATGAAGCCTCGTGAGGGGGATATCCTGACCATCCGGTTGTCGGCGATATCGCCCACGCCCGGCAACCTGTTTCGGGGTTTTGATCCGGAAAAGCAGGAGAGCGCCCATACTCCCTTTGACGCCGAGATCCTGAGTATCCAGCGCGGGAGCTTCTGCACGGGAGACCCTGTCATTTTGGCCGTGGACCGTGACCCACGCAAATGGGAGATCAAGGCGCTGATCGGCGATCAGGCGTGGGTCGAGATGGTGGATCCCAACTATCCGGACATCAAGGACCGGGTGGTGGAGGTCAAGCATCTTGGCCACTGGAGCGAGGTGAAGTGATGCACATGTTTGGGGCTTTCCTGACCGTTCTCATCGTGGCGCTCTTCGTGGTCGTCATGGCGGCGGGCCTGCTGATGCTGGTTGTCGATACCATCGCCACCGCGATTGACCGTCTGGTCAAGTGGGTCGAGAGGGGCGGTCGTTGACCCGCCTTGGACAGCACCCGAACAGGACGTGGGGCCCGGGCTGGGATCTGCAGCTCGCGGCCCTGATCCGTGGCTGGGGCGACGGGTCGATAACCGTCTGCCCCTACTGCGGCCACAAGATGCCGGAGAGGGCGAGATGATTGAGATCAACCCGGGCGACAAGATCTTGGTCGAGATCCTGACCAATCCCCCCAAGACCTATCTGGTCGGGACGGTGGACGTCGTCAGCGACAATTCGATCATCTGGCGGGTGCATTTCCGGAATATGGAAGCGATGCCCTCTCGCCGGTCGCGGCTGGGCGTCATCAAGGTGCTGCACCCGGAGACCGATCTGGGCGAGGCCTATGAGGAGCTGATCCGGATCCAGAATGCGCGGGACCATGTGGTGGCCGCCGCCGATCAGACGGCTATGGCCATGTCCGAGAGTGTAGATGTCGAATTGATGAAGCGGAGGCACGGATGAAATACCGGAAGAAGCCGGTTGAGGTCGAGGCGTGGCCGGTGAGCGATCTGCTGCTGGCCCGGTGGACGCACAAGGGCAAGGTTCCGGATCCGATCTGGGACGAGATGCTGGCCGGGCGGCTGGCGTTCTATGCCGAATACATCACGGTCAAGACGCTGGAGGGCTACATGAGGGCCCGGCCCGGCGACATGATGATCCGGGGTGTGATGGGCGAGATGTATCCCTGCCGCAAGGACATCTTTGCGGCCTCGTATGAGAGGGTGGAGGCATGACGGACCGAGGCTACAGCATTCCGGCGTCCATTTTGGAGGGTCCGGTCGAGGTTTCGGCGCCTGTAAACCCGACAATGGCCCGGCGCGGCATTGATGAAGCGGTTCTGGTGCGGCTTATCACCGACGCCACCATCGACTACCGGGTTCATGAGGATGTGGTGAAGCGCGGATTGTCTCAATTCATCGCTGGCCGCGTGAAGGGGTTCATTGGGCTGACCATGGCGCCGAAACCATGAGGGTCCTGATCTGCGGCGGCCGAGATTATGCCGACTTCGAGGCGGTGCAGGATGATCTGGAGCGCCTTTTGGCTGTCCACGGGGCTGATCTGACGGTCATCCATGGCGGGTGCGCCACCGGCGCGGACAAGATCGCCGACAAATGGGCCAAGGCTAACGGGATCCCCCGGCAGGTTTTCGCCGCCGACTGGCTGACGCACCAGAACAAGGCCGGTCCGATGCGCAACCAGCGCATGCTGGACGAGGGAAAGCCCGATCTGGTGATCGCATTCCCGGGTCGGCGGGGCACGGCGGACATGATCCGGCGCACCAAGGCCGCTGGCGTGCGCCTGATCGACTATAACGCCCGCGCGAAACTCATGATGAAGGAGAAAACCCCATGATCTGGAACCCGTGGAAGCGCATTCGGGAGCTTGAGGCCGAAAACACGCTGCTGAGGACGTCCCGAGACGCCTTTTTGGACGCCACCCTGCCTAGTCAGGATACCAAAACGGTCCACATCGGTGAATACAAGTTCGATCACGAGGTCCAGCAGGGCGCCGTGACCCGGGTCCACCACGTTGTGGTGCCGTGGACCACGATCAAGGAGATCATGGTCGGTATTCGGCTTCATGCCGTGTCCAAAATGGATTGACAGGCTGTCTCGCCCTGCTAAGCTGTCAATTCCAGTCCCCGCTCAGGTGAGCGGCAGGGCTTTCAATCCCAAGCCGGGGGGTTCGATACCCCACGGGGACGCCAAAGCAGCGATGCACAGAGGAGAGCCGCCATGACTTCCTATTGAATGGCCACAAGGACCATGATGCAACCTAATATCGGTCCAAATATCCAATTAAATCAATCATTTACAGGATTTGCATCATGACTGTCGTGAAAACCCGCGCGGATCTTCCAGAGCTTCGCGTGAAAATCAAAAGTCTGGCCGCTGAGGCTGTCATCATTCGCCGGGAAGAGCGTAAATCTCTTGGCAATGCCCGTTGGCTGAAGAACAGCCAGCAGGACGCGTCTGGCTTCTACAGCCAGTATGACCGCCTTCACAGCCACCGTGTCTATGACGTCCGTGACGAGGCCCGGGGAGCCCAGCTCGCCTATGCCTACCTTCGCGGTGTGCCCAAGGCCAAGGTGGAAGCCAATACGAAATGGGAAGACGTGCCCGCTCGCGTGGTTGGCATCGCCTTTCGGTTGGTTGGCAAATACGGGTCTTGGTCGTCCAGTTTGAAGCCCTCAGAGTTCACGAGGGATTTCAGTGGCTGGTATTCTGCTCGCTGATTATCCGGCCCCGGGAGCAATCCCGGGGCCTCCTCATCAAGGAACAAATATGTCGAACACCCCAAATCTGGACGCCGAAGAGGCCTTTTGCGCCGCCAAGGCGGTTGCACCGCGCGTGACGCTGGAGAGCATCAAGGCGCGCATCAAGCATTGTTTCACCTTCACGGCGGGCGCCGCCGTCGAGGCCTTGGTCAGCACCACGATCCGGTCGGAAATGGAGGTCTCCAAGGACGGGGCTCCGCTGTCCATGATCCGGCTGCGCGAGATGGCCGATCTGGCCATGCCTCAGCTCGACCTGCTGACCATCTACGTGGGGATCCTCGACAATGGCTGGTCTGTCATTGGCAAGTCCGCACCCGCCAGCCCGGAGAACTACGACGAGCAAAAGGGGCGGCAGCTCGCGGAGGAGGACGCCATCCGGCAGCTCTGGCCCCTTGAAGGTTACCTGCTGCGCGAGGCGCTGTCGAAGGCCGACCCATCATGAAACGGAACGGGAACGTCGTTTACATGTCGCCTGAGGCGAAGCGGATCCACGACGCCCACAAGAACGGCAGCTACGTCCACGAGGCTGATAGCGCCCTGCGGGGCCTGCGGGACGCCGAGGGCATACTCCGGGCGCAGCATACTGCGGGGTCCACGGTGGTCGGTAGAGTTACCGTGGGTCGGCAATGGTATGAGCAGATGCTGAAGGACATCATCACCCTGCAAGGCGAGCAGGAGGTCATGCTGGGCAAGCTGAAGGAGGCTGAGGTTGCTTTGAAAAAGTCAGCAGTGACCTTGGATGGCGCCTGCGCTGATCTGAAGTTCATGATCGACCTGCGTAACCGGGTGCCCGGCTGGGTCCGGTGGATATTTGGAGCATGAAGTGACCGATTTCGTGATCCCGGATGATCCTACCGCCTACAGTTTCAGCATTTCCGGGCCTGCCGCGTCCGCGATCACGATCTCCGGCATTGTCACCGTCTGGGCGGACGGGGAGGTCGAGTTTCTGAACGGGCACGCCCCCAAGGAGGCGGCCTTGGGCATGTGGGTGGCCTTGGGCGGCTTCATGAGGCAGTCCACAACGGCGGAAAACGTGCGCCTGAGGGCCGAGATCGAGCGGCTTAACGCCCTGCTAGGTGACAATCAGTCGAAGTGAGCTATATCATGCGTGAAATCCCAAGGGGGACGCATGAAAACCCACGTTCTGCCCAAAAACACCCATGTTGTGACCAAGAACACCATCGCGACGGTGGTGAGCCTCGCCAGAATTGGCTGGGATCAGGAGCGTATCGCCACCACCATGGGCATCACGCTCAATACATTCCGAAAATATTACCGCGAGCCCTTCCATGCGGGCAAATTGCATGCCCAGACCAAGGTCACCGAGACGCTCTACAGCATCGCGACGAACCCGAACCACAAAGGGTGCGTGGCGGCCAACATCTTCATCCACAAGACCCAGTTGGGCTTCCGCGAGGTCACCCGCACCGAGATCACCGGCCCCAACGGCGGCCCGCTGCAGGCCCAGTTCTCGGTCGGCAATGTGATCGACCCCCGGGGCCTCAGCCCTGACCAGCGCGAGAACCTCCGCGACATTGTCAGCACCGCCCTGATCGCCCAGCAGGAGGCTGGGGAGGATGATGAGCCGGAGGACGATGTTGTGGTCGAGGGCGCCTATGATCCGCGCGACTTCCCGGACAAGGCGACCGTCCAAGCCGAGGCGGGTGTCGAGATGGTCGCCGAGGCGGTCTGCAATGCGCTGACTGAGGGCGACGATGGCGAGGAGGAGTAGCCTTTGCGCATCGACATCGGAGGGGGCCTTATTGTCGATCCCGTCCAGCAGCTCAAGGCTCTGGACCGGGCTGAGTATGAGGACAGCCTCTACCTGTTTCTTCGGGAGGCGTGGAAGTATATCGATGCCTCCCCGTGGAAGGATGGATGGCCAATCGAGGCTGTGGCCGAACATCTTCAGGCCGTCGCAGACGGCGATATCAAGCGCCTTATCATCAACATCCCGCCGCGCTGTGGAAAGAGCACTATCACCTCCGTGGCCTTCCCGGCGTGGGTCTGGGCCCAGCCCTACAACAGCGCCACCTCCGGGCCGGGTGTTCAGTTCCTGCATGCCTCCTACGCCCAGCAGCTCACCCTGCGGGACAGCGTCAAGTGCCGCCGCCTGATCGAGAGCCCATGGTATCAGGAGATGTGGGGCGACCGTTACCAGCTCAGCAGCGACCAGAGCACCAAGAGCCGCTTCTCCAATGACCACAGCGGCGAACGCCTGATCACCTCGGTCGGCGCGGCGGTGACCGGCGAAGGCGGATCCATCATCGTGGTGGACGACCCCAACGCGGCCTCGGAGGCCTTCTCGGAGGCGACTATCCAGTCCACCATCGACTGGTGGGACAACGCCATGTCCACCCGCCTGAACGACCCCAAGACCGGCGCCTACGTGATCATCCAGCAGCGCCTCGCCGAAGACGACCTGACTGGCCACATTCTTGAGGGCAACACCGGCGACTGGACGCACCTGTGCCTGCCCATGCGCTATGAGGCCGCCCGGTCCCTGCCGACCAAGATTGGCTGGAAGGATCCGCGCGCCGTCGAGGGTGAGCTGATGTGGCCGGATCGGTTTGGGGATCAGGAAGTCACGGTGCTGGAAAAGCAGCTTGGCCCGTTCCAAGCCGCCGGGCAGCTCCAGCAGCGGCCTGAGCCCGCCGGTGGCGGCGTGATCAAGCGGGAATGGTGGCAGCTCTGGGAGCCAGAAACCTTCCCGCCGATGGACTTCATCATCGCCTCCCTCGACACCGCCTACACCCTGAAGCAGACCAACGACTTCAGCGCCCTCACGGTCTGGGGGGTCTTCTCGACTGACGCTTCGGCCACCGTGGGTCGGTATATCGATGCCGAGGGCCGACCGGTCTACATTGACCGGACCTACAACGACAGCGCCCCCAAGGTCATGCTCATGTATGCGTGGCAGAAGCGGCTGGAGCTGCATGAGCTGGTCGAGGAGGTCGCCAAGACCTGCAAGCGCCTGAAGGTCGATGTGCTGCTGATCGAGAACAAGGCCGCCGGTCACTCGGTGTCGCAGGAGCTGCGCCGCCTCTACAGCCACGAGCGGTTCTCGGTTCTGCTGCACGACCCCAAGAGCATCGACAAGCTGTCCCGCCTCTACTCCGTTCAGCATTTGTTCTCAGAGGGCATGGTTTACGCTCCCGACCGGGCTTGGGCGGAAATGACCATCACGCAAGTAGGGCAATTCCCTAAGGGCAAGCACGATGATATCGTGGACACCGTCTCACAGGCGCTGCGGCATCTTCGGGACCTTGGGCTCCTGACCCGCAGCGATGAGCGGAGCCACGAGCTGGAGAGCATGAAGACCTACCCCGGCGGCAAGGATCAGCCGCTCTACCCAGCCTGAGGACGCCATGATAACCCCCATGCACATCACGCCGGTCCGGGCCTCTGCCACGGTCACCATGCTGAAATTCGGCTCTGAGCCGACATGGGAGGTCAACGTCTGGGGTGAGGAGCCGCATGACAGCAGGCGGACCTACACCATCAAGGCGAAAACTGATAATGATGCCGCGTTTGAGGGTATCCGTCAGTTCTGCGAAGAGATGGAAGCTCTGGATAGCGCACCGAAGGACGACTGACATGGCCATGACCCCGGGCTTGAGCCCCTCTATCCGGCAGTCTGGACTGGGCGGCGCCGAGTTGGCCAACGATGACGACGTTCAGGTCATCGTGGATGACGGCGAGCCGGGTGATGCCGAGGTCAAGGACGAGAAGGGAAACGTCATCCAGATCGAGCATGATGACGGCTCGATCACGATTTCCCTTGATGGCTCTCCGGTGGTTCCGGCCAAGAACAAGGGTGATCGCGGCTGGTTCGACAATCTGGTCGATGACATCCCGGACGGTGAGCTGAACCGGATCTCATCCGATCTGCTGCGCGGCATCGATGACGACCTCAACAGCCGCAAGGAATGGATCGAGGACCGCACGGCGGGCGTCAAGCTGCTGGGGCTGAAGATCGAGATCCCCGGGCTCGGGGGCGGGTCTGACAGCGCCCCGGTTGAGGGCATGTCCAAGGTTCGCCACCCCCTGATGCTGGAGGCCGTCCTGCGCTTTCAGGCAAATGCCCGGTCGGAGCTTCTGCCGACCGATGGCCCGTGCAAGATCCGCAACGATGACAACGATGCTGATCTGGCCGAAGACCTGCTGGCCTCGGCCTACGAGAAGGACATGAACCACTACCTGACGACCACGGCGTCAGAATACTATCCCGACACGGACCGGATGCTGTTCCTGTTGGGCTTCGGCGGGACGCAGTTCAAGAAGGTCTACAAGTGCCCCCTCCGCAACCGCCCCGTCTCCGAGACGGTGGACGCGGACGACCTGATCGTGAACCAGACCGCCACCGATCTGCAGAACGCCAAGCGGGTCACCCACCGGGTGATGATGCGGCCGTCCACGGTGCGCCGGATGCAGCTCCTTGACGTCTACCGCGATGTCGAGCTGAGCACGCCGCTGCAGCCGGATCTCGACAGCCTGCAGCGTGAGGAGAAGGCGCAGCAGGGTCTCGACCCCGGCGGCGGGAACCCAGAAGACCGCGACCGGCAAATCTACGAGTGCTATTGCGAGCTTGACCTCAAGGGGTATGAGCACAAGTGGAAGGGCAAGCTGAGCGGCCTTGAGGTGCCCTACGTCGTCACGATTGACGTCTCCTCGCGCCAGATCCTGTCCATCGTCCGCAATTTCAACGAGCCCGCCAAGGACCGCCTGCCGGTCGCCCGCAGGCGCTTCGTCCAATACACCTTCGTGCCGGGCTTCGGCTTCTATGCCATCGGCCTGCTGCACATCCTCGGCAACACCACCAACGCGGTCACGGCCGCATGGCGGGAGCTGCTGGACAACGGGATGTTCGCCAATTTCCCGGGCTTCCTGATTGCCAAGAGCGGGGCCCGCCAGAACACCAACATCTTCCGGGTGCCGCCCGGTGGCGGGGCGCAGATCGACACCGGCGGGATGCCCATCAGTCAGGCCGTCATCCCCCTGCCTTACCAGACCGGCGGCATGGCGCCGCTGATGCAACTGGTCGAGGACATCGCCCAGACCGGCATGCGGATCGGCGGCACGGCTGAAACGCAGGTGGGCGAGGGCAAGGACGAGATGCCGGTCGGGTCAACGCTGGCCATGATCGAGCAGGCTACCAAGGTCATGAACAGCGTCCACAAGCGGCTGTGCGCGGCGCAGGCGGTGGAGCTGCAGCTCATTGTCGAGTGCTTCAAGGAGAACCCTGAGTGCTTCTGGCAGAGCGATGACATGCCATCCAAGACCCCGTGGGATCAGGACACGTTCATGCGCGCCGTGAACAACGTCAATCTGGTGCCGCAGGCGGACCCCAATACGGCCAGCCATGGCCAGCGGATCATGAAGGTCATGGGCATGAAGCAGTTGCAGGCCCAGAGCCCGCAGCTTTACGACGCCCGGGCCGTGGACACCGCCGCGCTCAAGACGCTGGGCTGGTCGAACCCCAACGAGTTCCTGACCCAGAAGGCCCCGGATCCGACGCCTGAAATGCTCAAGGGTCAGGCGGAGGCCAAGGTCGCCCAGCAGGAGGCGGACGCCAAGACGCTGGACAGCCAGACCAAGGCCAAGGAAACCGACGCCAAGATCCAGCAGGGCGCGTTTGCGCCCAAGCCTGACGGCGGTCTGGCTGGTGGTGCGCCGCAGGGCGACACGCAGGCCGACATGATGACGGCTCAGGCTCGCCTGATCGACGCCCAGACCAAGTCCCAAGCCATCGGCGTCAAGCATGCCGAGACGCAGATGGACGACCAGAACCGGGATCTCGACCGTCAGGGCCGCGAACGCGTTCAGATCCTTGAGATCGCGCGCGACGTCTTGCTCCATGAGCCGCGCCCAGAGGGGAAGAAAGAATGATCCAGATCCCGAAGCGCAAGATCGAGCACGCCATTGACGTAGCCAAGAAGCTGGCCAACTCGGTGTCCCCGGGTTCCGGCGACGTGAAGATCACAAAGCCCGGCCAGCCGGTGCCGATCCATCACGTCCCGGTGCCGGGTTTTGCCAGTGGCGGGGCAGCCAAGATAAAGACGCTGATTGACCGCCGACCTGCGATGGACGGAAACACTTCTCAAGAGGTGGTCGGGCCAGCGCATGACACCCCCACCAAATCCCTTGCTGAGGCTTTTAAGCGCGCCATAGAGCACCATACATCGTTGCCTATTCAGCAAAGGGCGCTCAATAGCAAGGCTATGGCTGATCGGATGAGGCCATATCTCGGTGTGGATAACCAATCTGGCAGACCCAAGCCGATCATCACATCCAATCGGAAGCTGGTGAAGGCGGTCAAAGGGTATGAGGCTGGAGATGGTTATGAAGCAAGCGACCCGCTTTCGCTCCCTGATGGTCGTGGGGTCGATACCGTGGGCGTTCCTTTGTCTCCTGCTACTGAGCATGGCAGTCTGAAAATTTGTCCGAACAGCGGGTCCTGCAAAGACGTCTGCTTGGGAAAAACGTCAGGAAATTATGGCGCCTCTTACGAGGTCAATTGGCCGCGCATCAACAGCGCCCGGAAAACCAACGCCATGCTGCATGATCCGGAAGCGTTTGCTGTCCGCCTGCATGACGAAATTGCTCAGGCCAAGATGCAGGCCCAGCTTGACGGAAACCACCTCGGGGTGAGGTTGAATACGCTTTCGGATCTTCACCCCAGCATTCATGAGCCGATCATCAAGGCCCACCCGGATGTGACGTTCTATGATTACACCAAGATGAAGCATTACCCGGTAGCGCCCAACCATCACTACACCTACTCCTCAACGGGACTGACCCAGCCGGAAGGCATCAATGGGATCAAGAAGGGTGAGGGGGTCTACAACCCGCATGGGAACTGGCATGTCATGCGGAACCACCTTGAGGGCGGCCGGAACGTGGCCATGGTTTTCAGCCATCAGCATCACCTTCCCCATGAGGTCCATGACCTTGAGACCGACAAGAGATATCGCGTCGTGGACGGGACGACCCACGATTTCAGGCCTCTGGACCAGCAGCCTCCGGGATCTCCGGGTGTTATCGTTGGTTTGCAGAACCTGACCAATAAGGGGGTCAAGGACGAGGCCCATAGAGACAGCCATGGGTTTGTGGTAAAATACGACCCGCAGATCCAAATGGAAGTGAACAAAAGAACCGGTGAGCCGACAAAGACCCCTGTCAAGGGGCCAAGTCCGGGGCGCCATCCGGTAACCGGCAAGGCCCTTTCCGGGCCCACTATCCCGACAAACAGGACTGTGGTTATCGCACCACAGCCGAGGAGCAGGCCAAATGCCACATAACCACCCTCCGAAAGAATACGCTCGTCAGCAGTTTCACAACATCGACCATTTTGACGCCAAGGATTACGTGCGTCCGGAATGGTATGAGATGCCTCAAGTGGCCCATCACTTCTCTCACGGAGGGGCCGTGGTCCAGCGCGCCATGGACCTGATCCAGCGCCACAAAAAATAGTCTACAAACTGGACGATCTCGTGATATTTGTGGAACTCCATCCCCGGGACGCCGGTGATCAGGGAGACAGCCATGTCCGAGATGTCCGAGAAGGTTCGCCGCGAGCGCCAACAAAAGGCCGAACGCTATTGCCGAACTGACCCCAATCAAAAAGTTGATGCCTCCGGCTATCGACCGCCGGACGCCCTCAATGCAGATACTCAGACCGGCGCCCGGCCCCACCCGCGAAAGTTCAAGCGCGGCGGCAGCGTGAAGGTCGAGGGCGAGGGCTCCACCCGCAATGTCGGGCGCATGCCCCGGGCGGCGGGCGGAAAGATCCCCAAGGGCTACTACGACGACAACAAGCCAAACCTGCGTCTTGTGAAGGTCCACACAGGCCCCAACGGGCATGTGGCCAAGGTCTACAAGGATAAAGACTGGGACGAGCACCGGGTGAAGTATTTCCGCCCGGACGGCACCTACCTGTCCAAGGCCGACAGCCACCACAGCGACAAACAGGACGCCCATGACGATGCCTTGTCGGCCGTGGAGCGCGGCACGTTCAAGCGCGGCGGTTCGGTTCACTCCGACCGTGCCGAGGATCTGGCGCTCATCCGCAAGGAGGTGAAGTCCTCAGCCTTGCGCAAAGGTCGCGACACGGGTGGCGCGGCGAATACACAAATGCCCCCTGATCTGAAGGCTCTCTACGACAAACGCGCTCAAACCGCTGGTCACAACAAACGGTCGCGCATTCAAGAGCAGATTGACAAGATGGAAAGCGGCGCGCCGAAGGACCGCGTGGCCCGCGCCGAGGGCGGCAAGGTCAAGCACACGAAGGGCACCAACATCACGATCAACATCGGCGAAAACAAGCCGCCGGTGCCTCCGATGATGCCGCCTCCGCACCCCCCAATGATGCCACCTCCGGGCCCGCCTCCGGGCATGCCGGGCGCTCCGCCTCCGGGCGCCGGTGGGCCTCCTCCCGGCGCGCCGCCTCCCGGTATGGCTGGTCCGCCGCCGATGCCGCGCGCACGGGGTGGCCGCGCCTTCACCGCAACCAAGATGCTGGCCGAGCACGATACCGGCTCCGGCGGCGGCAAGGGCCGTCTCGCCAAGATCCGGGCCTACGGCTGTCAGGACTAGGGAGTGAATGAGAACCTTCAGCGATAGGTTCGAGGAGCAGCTAGTCAAAATGCTCCTTGAGGAAATTGAAAGGTCATCGGTGGCGCTGGCAAATGGCTCCGCCGCTGACTTTGCAGAATATAAGTTCCAAGCAGGTAGGGTAAATGGCCTCAGGCTGTGCATCGACTACTGTGAAGAAGCAAGATCAATCATATCGAGAGGTTAATACATGCCATCCATGACTATGGATCACGAAAAGGATCCCAAGTCTGAAATTCTGGATCGGATGGGGGATCTCAGCTCCGTTGAGATCTTCAACAATCAGGTCCTTTGCGCCGTCTACCAGCGACCCGAACGGACCAAGAACGGCATCATCCTGACGTCCCAGACCCGGGATGAGGACAAATATCAAGGCAAGGTCGGCCTGATCGTGAAAATGGGTTCCGAGGCCTTCAAGGACGCCTCGGACCAATGGTTCAAGGGCGCGACCTTTGACGAAGGTGACTGGGTGGTTTTCCGCCCGTCGGATGGCTGGAGCCTTGAGGTCAACTCAGTTCTCTGCCGCATTATCGATGACGTGAACGTTCGCGGTCGCGTCCAGCAGCCAGATCAGATTTGGTAGGACATCATGAGCAACCGCGAAGACGACATCGAAATCCAGATTGACGACCCGGCGGGTGCGCCGGAGGTCGTGATCGAGGACGCCCCTAAGGCGAAGCCGGTAGAGGCCGAAGAAGGTATCGAGGCGCTCCGGGCTCAATTGGCCCGCGAGAAGGCCGCCCGGGTGGCCGCCGAGGGGCAAGCCGCCGAAGCCACGCGGACGGCCTACAGCGCCCGCGCTGAGGCCCACGACAGCAACCTGCACCTCGTCTCCAACGCCATCGACACGGTGCGCCAGTCGAACGACATCCTGAAGTCCAGCTATAGCGCGGCCATGGAGGCCGGTGACTATGACCGGGCGGCGGACATCCAGCAGGAGATGTCGTCCAACAGCGCCAAGCTGATGCGTCTGGAGGAGGGTAAGCAGGCTCTGGAGAGCAACCCGGCGCCGGTGACACCGCCCACCCTGCACCAAGATCCGGTGGAGGCCGTAGCCCGCTCCCTGACGCCGCGTTCCGGCGAATGGATCCGCAGGCACCCGGAATATGTCACGGACCCGCGCCTCTACCAGAAAATGCTGAACGCGCACTCCATGGCGGTCGCTGACGGCATCCCCGTGGACAGCGACGACTATTTCGCCGAGGTCGAGCGCGCCCTGCGGATCACCCGTGACGCTGTTCCGGCCCGGTCGGATGACGCCACCGAAGGCGCGGCCCGGGTCACGCAACATCGCGTGTCTCAGGCCCCGCCGTCCGCCCCCGTCTCGCGTGACGGCGCCGCGCCCGGCCAGCGACCCAACGTGGTCCGCCTGACCAAGGAGCAGGCCGAAATGGCCGAGATGATGGGCATGAAGCCTGCGGAGTATGCCAAGCACCTGCAGGACCTCAAGAAAGAAGGAAGGATCCACTGATGTCCGACGAAATCGCCCCTGAAGCCGCCCAGAAGCGGGTGCGCCGCAAGACGAACGAGCTGACCAAGGAGGCCGAGCGCAAGGCTGCGGCCGCCCTGCAGGCTTCCCGAGCCGATATGGATCCGCCCGCGCCCTCGCACACCTCCATGCGGAGCGACATGCGAAACGACATGCGCGAGGAGGACCCGCGTGAGCGCGCCGCCCGCCGCGCCGCCGAGGTTCGCGCCAATGTCGGCACCATGGATGACGGCACGGACGAGTTCTATATCGACCCGGCCACTGTCCCGCCGGGCTGGTCCTACGAGTGGAAGCGCAAGACCAATGTGGGCGCCGAGGACCCGGCCTATCAGGTCAGTCTGGCGCGCAAGGGCTGGGATCCTGTCCCGGCCAGTCGCCATCCGTCCTACATGCCCACCGGCAGCTCCAACGCGACCATCGAGCGCAAGGGCATGATCCTGATGGAGCGGCCCAAGGAGCTGACCGACGAGGCCAAGGGGATCGAGTATCGCAAGGCGCGCGATCAGGTCCGCCACAAGGAGCAGCAGCTCAACGCGGCGCCGGACAACCAGTTCGGGCGCAACAACAAGGACCAGTCGATGGTCAAGGTCCACAAGTCCTATGACATGGCTATCCCGAGCGAATAATAGGTAGTGACGGCCTGTTATAGTGAAGGTGGGGCGGTGATTTCGATCATCGCCCCTTTTTCGTGTTGACGGGTTGTTTTTTGCAGCTATAGGATCGCCCCAATACCTCCCCCGGCGTGGAGGTCTTCAACACCCCAGCTCCTAATCGCCCCGGCGCGCGATGAACGGCTTTCCTCTCAAAGGGAGACCCCGTCATGGCGAACACGTTCGCGCCGAACGGATTTCAGCAATATCAAGGCACCGGCTCACTGCCGACCTATGAGCAGACCCAGCTCGCCATCGCGAGCACCAACACCAACCCCATTTATTTCGGCGACCCGGTAACCCAAGCCGCCAATGCCACCGGCATCGGCACGGGCTACATCACGCAAGGTTACAGCGCGGTCACCCTGACTGTCGGCGCCACCGCGATCACCTCGAACGCCACCACTGGCGCGATCACGGTGACCTTCTCGGCCCCGACCTCGATTGGCGGCGCTCTTCCGACCTCTCCGAACGTTTGGGCTCCGCCCGTTGGTTCGATCCTGCTCATTCAGGGCTCGACCATGACGTCGGGTAACCTGAACGGCGCGTTCACCATCACGTCCTCGTCCACGACCACTGCGGTCTGCGGCAACTCGAACGTGACCATCAACGCCACCTCGACCGCCTCCGGCACCGTGACCGTTCTGGTCCCTATCGCGGGCATCTTCGTGGGTTGCCGTTACCTGTCCACCGCGAACAAGTATCCGGTGTGGCGCAATTACTGGCCGGGTTCGGACGCCAACGGCGACGTGCAGGCTTATGTGATCACCGACCCGAACGCTCAGTTCTCGGTCATGACGGGTCACTCCCTGACCACGGCGGCTCCGGTGAGCTTCGGCGCCATCGGCCAGAACATCGGGTTCCACTACACCCAGAACGGTGTGGCGACGACCAACGGCGTTCCGGCCACGGGCCTGTCCACCATGTTTGCTGACCAATACACGCTGCAGACCGGTGCGGGTAACGCCTCAGGCTCCTCGTGGACGCAGGCGCAGGTGGCCAACGCATACCTGCCGTTCCGCATTGTCGCGCTCCAGAACTACGTTCCCGGCGCGATCAGCCCGCTCGTTTCCATCAACGGAAACGACAACACCACCGCTTACAACCGTGTCGTGGTTGCCTTCAACAACTCCATGCCGCGTCAGTTTGCCGGTATCTAACTAGGAGCTAGGTAAATGGCTGTTAACCTTTCAGCAATCAAAGACCTTCTCCTGCCCGGTCTGCGTGGCATTGAAGGCAAGTATGAGATGATCCCATCTCAATACGACAAGATCTTCACCAAGCATGACAGCAAGCTGGCGCTCGAACGCACCGCTGAAATGCGTTACCTTGGGTTGGCTCAGCTCAAGACCGAAGGCGGCCAGACCGCCTTTGACAACGCATCCGGCGAGCGTTTCGTCTATGCTCAGGAGCACTCGGAAATCGCCCTTGGCTATGCGATCACCCGCAAGGCCATCGACGACAACCTCTACAAGACGCAGTTCCATCCTTCGAACCTCGGCCTCATTGAGAGCTTCCAGCAGACGAAGGAAATCTACGGCGCCTCGATCTTGAACACGGCGACGACCTACAACAACGCAGTCGGCGGCGACGGCGTGGCGCTCTGCTCCACGGCCCACCCCATCGACAGCGGCACGGTCGCCAACACGCCGGTCACGCAGGTGGACCTGAACGAGGCCACCCTGCTGAACGCGATGATCGCGGTCCGCACCAACTTCCGAGATCAGGCGAACCTCAAGGTCTTCGCCCGCGCCCGGAAGCTGATCATCCCGCCTCAGCTTGAGCCGGTGGCCATCCGTCTGACCAAGACCGAGCTTCGCCCGGGCACGGCGGACAATGATGTGAACGCCCTGTTGACCACCGCCGGTGGCCTGCCTGAAGGCTATATGGTCGATGATTTCCTGACCTCCCAGTTCGCTTGGTTCCTGTTGACCAACATCGACGGCCTTGCCTACATGGAGCGCGTGAAGTTCGAAACCGATATGCAAGTGGACTTCGTGACTGACAACCTATTGGTGAAGGGTTACGAACGATACAGCTTTGGGTATTACAACTGGCGTGCGATCTACGGCTCGTTCCCGACCTCGTAAGGAGACCGCCCCATGGCTATCAGCGCAATGTCGGGGCCACTGATCATCTATGGTCAGTCCCCGTTCGCCGCCCTCGAATACAATCCGGATCTCGGTTCGTCGCTCTTCTATTCGGGCGCTGGCATCCTCGATCCGCGTCAGCCCTTCACCTACTTGCCGGGCGAGGCCGAAAGCCAGCCTGACGTGGGTTGGCTGGGCTTCGACAACATCACCACGCTGACGGCCGTGACCTATACCAAGGCCGTGGGCGCTATTTCGTCTGCCGGTTCCACCACCGGGTCCGCCACCTACACCCTGCCGCTGGTGACGGCAAACTCGGCCACCACGGGCGTCTACGTCACCCAGTCGTTCACCCGATCTGACACGGGCGTGGCCGACACCAACACCGGTGCCGGTCTGGTGGCCCTCGATGCCTTCACTTCGGTGACGGCTTCGATCACCAACGGCATCATGACTGTGACGGCCAACTCCGCCATGCCCATCACTCCGGGTATGATCATTGTTTCGGTCGGAGGCGCGATTTCGCTTGGTGCGATTGCGGGCGTCTATGTCGTTCAGCAGCTCACTGCCGGTGCGGCAGGGAACGGCGTGGCCGGAACCTACCAGCTCAGCCTCGGCGCCCTGACGGTCGCCAGCGGCACCATCACGCTGGCGCTTCCCAACGTGCTGTCCTGCGCCATTCCTTATGGGTTCTCGGCGGGCACCAACCCGTCGATCCCGCTGTGGAACCCTTCGGCGCTGGTTGGCCGCGCTGTCCAGATCACGGTTCCGGCTAGCCCCGGACCATACGGTATTGCCACAGTGTCCGGATATGACATTTACGGCTACCCAATGGTCGAGGCGATTACTTTGGGCGGCGCAGGGGCTTACCTAGGGAAGAAGGCATTCCGCTACATCAGGTCTATCGTCCTGTCGGGCGGCACGCCGGACACCGGTAAGAACTACACTGCAGACACCACCGATATCATCGGCCTTCCGCTGCGCTCCGACAACTTCGGGGATCTGGCGGTCAACTACGCGGCTTCGTTGACGGCTCTGACCGGCATCACGGCGGCGACCAACTATGTCGCCAGTGACCGCACTTCGCCAGCGACTTCCACTACCGGCGATGTTCGGGGGACCTTCGGGGCCTTCACATCGGCAACCGGCACAAGTAAACTGGTCATCCGCCAGTCGCCGCAAGCGCAGAATGTTGGGTATACGACCGGTCTTTACGGCGTCACCCAATTCAGCAACTTCTAAGGAAGGTATGAGCCATGAAGGGTCATAAGGAAAACGAGCGGCGTCACCGCAAGACTGGTGGCGTCAATGAGGCCGAGATGGACCTCAAGGTGAAGCCTTCCGCGCGCGTGAACGCCCCCAAGGTGGATGACGCGGCTGAAGAGCGCGCGTGCGGTGGTCCGGTCAAGGGCCGCCACAAGCGTAAGAGCGGCGGCGCCCTGCACAAGGCTAACACCGGCGAAGGCTTCGGCCCGCAGGACGAGCCGACCAAGCGTGCGCGCGGCGGCGGCGTCAAGGGCAAGCATGTGGGTGATGTCGAGGGCGAAGGCGCCAAGCACCATGCCGGGCGCAAGCCTCGTGCACGGGGTGGCAAGGCGGCCTCGGACACCCATCCGTTCACTTCGGCTGCCCACGGCCAACAGCCCAAGGGTCGCAAGCTCGACATGGAGATGGACGGGGTCTGATCCCCCTGTCCGCTTCTGGATATCGTGCGGGGGCCTAGCGCCCCCGTTTTGCTGTAAGGATGCCCAATGCGCCCAATTACCGTCACTGTTGGCCCCCTTGCCGCCGCGAGCGCCAACAACATCTGCACCTCGCAGACCCCAACCAATCAGTTCTCCCTGAACGGGACGCTGGCCACTGCCGCCGCGACCTTCACGGCCTCGATCACCGGCAACGTCATGACCGTGACGGCCATGACCAGCGGCACGATCCAGCTTGGTCAGCAGGTTGAGGCCCTCGGCGTCCCCGCCAACACCTACGTCATCGGGCCGCCCGCACCCTTTACTCCGGGTCAGGCGACCCTCGTGGGTGGCGCGGCGGGCGGCATCGGCGGCACCGGCGCCTATGTTCTCTCGACCAACAGCACTGTGGGCTCCACGACCCTCTACACCAATGCAGTGGCCACGCTGGACACTGCCCGGCGGGTTCTGTTCACGCCGGTCGCCAATGAGACGGGCAAGAACGTCACGCTCACCGGAACGGATGCCACTGGCCTTCCGATCACCGAAGTGCTGGCGCTCGGCAACGCTACCGCGACTTACACCAATCTGGACTTCAAGACCGTCACATCGATCCTGATCTCCAGCGCGGCCGCCGGTGCGATCACGGTCGGCACCAACGGCGTGGCATCGTCCCCGTGGGTCCGCTTTGATGAAAATGCGAACTCTCAGGTGTCGATCCAGCTCACGGCGACTGGCACGGTCAACTACACCCTTCAGCAGACCTTGCAGAGCGCCAACAGCCCCACGAACCCTGTCCTGCCCTATCAGGTGACGTTCCTGAACTCCACGGATCTGGCGGTCGTCAATGCGACGGCGTCGGTGCAAAGCAACTATGCCTACAACCCGGCCTTGGCCAGAATTACCCTGAACTCGGGAACGGGCTCGATTTCCGGGGTGTTCCTGCAGTCCGGCTTCGTGGCCTACTAATTGGAGATAAGCTATGCCTTCTGCTGGTCTTGCAAGCGGCCCGGGTCTGGTTAGCGGCAGCTCGAACACGAATGCCATTCTCTACGCCACGCCCGGATCGTTCACCTACGTCCCGTCGCCCAATGCCGTGAGTGTCTATGTCTATGCCGCATCCGGTGGCGGCGGCGGTGGTGGCGGTGCTCGACAGGCAACTTTGTCAGCATGTTCCGGCGGCGGTGGCGGCGGTGGCGGTGCTGCAATGTCGCGCACATTCCGCGTGAGTGATCTGGGTGGCTCTGTGGCCATCACCGTGGGCGCTGGTGGCGCGGGAGGTGCAGCAGCAGCAGCAGATAGCACTCTGGGCACGGCTGGAAGCAACGGCGCAACCTCCAACTTTGGCATCTGGCTGACGCCCGGCTCCGGCGGCGGCGGCGCGGGCGGGCAGCTTGCAGGGAATAGCGGCGGCGGCGGAAGTGCTGGCGCTGGCGGTGCGGCGTCGGGACAGCAGGGCACAAACATTGCGGGTGGAACGGCTGGATTTTTCAATGGTTCGACAGGCGGGTTTGGCGCTTCAGGCGCTCGCGACACTTCCCTCACGGCCATTGGCGACGGCGGAACAGGTGGCTCTGGGGCGGGTGGCCTCAATGGCGGCGCTGGTCCAGCCGGTGGAGGTTCGATTGCTGGCGGAACTGGCGGAGGTGCTGGCGGCGGAATTTCCACCACTCCGGCGGCGTTTGCCGGTGGCGGCGGCGGGACGGGCATTAGAAATTTGGGAACAGGCGGCGGGGCCATCAACGGCAACGGTTTCGGCGGCTCCAACGTTACCACACCGTCCACACAGGTCGGCATCGGCGGCGGCGGCGGGGGATCAGGCCTTACCGGAGCGGCGGGAAATGGCGGCAACGCCACGACCTCCTCAGGCGGCGGCGGCGGCGGCAGCATGATCAACGTGGCCAACGGGGGAACATCTGCTGGCAACGGCGGCAACGGCGGCA